AATGCGCTGTGGAAGAGCACACTCATCATCTCCGGACCAAAGCTTTGCAAACTCGATGGCTAGGGTGCGTGCTGCCATCTTCCCAAGCGTAGGAACTACTGAGCCGTACGTATACGTTACCTCAATATCGCAAGGAGTCCAAGGAACACCGGACGCTGCTTGAAGTACTGAGTGATCTACTAGATAGTAAGCTGAGGGGTTAACTACACGACCAGCACGTGTACGAACCGTGTGAATCTTTTGCACTGGCTTTCCACGAAGACGAACACGGGACGTAGGTGATAGACCGTCATACGTTAGCTCTGCAAAGTCATTAAACTCTTCACGAGGAATGTTATACACGTTTCCATCAAGAAGCGTCGCGTTGAATGTTTGTGCTGATGGGCCTAGGAGGAACGCACGGTGAGTACAGATATAGCGCTCAGTTACCGTTACCGCTCCAGTGTAGCGTCTACCTGATAAAGCCCATAGAATATTAGATGCAGCCTTAGCGGCCTCAAAGGAGAATTCTGTATTAGCGTATGGTCCCAGTTCATCTGGTGAAATCCAAAGCTCACTCATCTACGTCTCTTTTCATATCATTAGTAAAACGGGCGGAGTACCTGTGTAACATATTACACATAGGTACATCCGCCCGCTAAACTAGATTTACGCTACTGGATCTGTTGCTGCCGCAATGATAAAGTCTACTGGGTAGTCAGCGTTGAAGCCGGCGTTTCCAGGTACGTTGTATGCAGTCTGTGAACCCTGTGATAGGAAGTCAGTAACCTGACGACCTGCAGCTTGAACAAGCGCTCTCGTCGTAGCGTCTGATGCGCTCGCGATGGTGCCTGTTGTTGCTGTTGTAACAGTAAAGGTGTTTGTTGTAACGGTGTTAATCGTAAAGATACCGTTGAACGCGCCAGAGCCGTTAGTTGACCCTGAGATGGTCACAACGTCTCCTGCCGCATATCCGTGAGCAGCCGTAGTTGTAACTGTTACGGTTGAGCCTGCGCGAGCTGTAGTTGTTCCAGTTGCTGCTAGATCTCCGTGCCATACGTAGAAACCGTTTAGACCTGTTGGAGCCCAATCAGTACGTGCGTATGAGTAAGGACGCTCTGTTGCAACTGGGAACTCCCAGCGGTTATCTTGACCTGTTTGGAAAGCAGTGTTTCCAAGGCCGTAGCCTTCAAATGTATTAGCAAGTAAACCGTTTTCAATTACACGGTCGCCAGATTGACGAAGCTTGCAGAATGGGAATACCCAGTGGAAGTAAGGCATCGTTGATGACTTCTTACCGGCCTTGATAGCATATGACCAAGCCTCGATGGCAACGCCGTTAGACGCAGGATCGTCACCAATCGCTGGTGAAGACCAACCGACTGACTTACGATTAGCTGCTGCGTATGTTCCCATGTTCTTACGAAGAAGAAGACCACCGGAGATAAGCTGCGTTAATTCTGGGTCTGGCTCACAGATTGCGAGCTGCATTGTAATTCTCTTTAGAGTGTCAGGTGACTGGTAAACAACACAAATTGTGCCATCAGCAGCCTTTTCTGTAATTTCATCGCCCTTTTCATACTCAGGTGTGAATGAAATACGAAGGAATGCCTGTGTTGTGTAGCTATCTCCTGGGTTGTTCAAAAGATTACCAACCGCGTCTAGGCGAGTAACCCTAATGGACACGCCTTGGATGCTGGCGGCGTAATCTTGAGTTGCCATGTGTTGTTTCTCCTTATTTGCTAACGACTCTAGGGTTTAATTCTATGCCGTTAGATCTAGTTTGATTGCGAGATGTACTGATGGATCAAAGTAAGCTACCGCTGGGCGGTTTGCCTTGATCTTGATGTCGTTCTTGTTCCCTGACACATCGTAGCCTTGAGCTAGAGAGTCATTTACTACCTCTGATTTACCTAGGTGGGCAAACACCTTGCCAGAGGCGTAAATCCATTTACTATTGTCGTCACCTTGCATCTGAGCGTTAGCTGCTCCCGTAGGGGCAGTTGCCGAGATGTTTCCAGTAATCTTTGCAAAGGTAAATGTTGTTGAGTTAGTCACTGTTACGGTGTATGTACCAGCAAAGTTTGTAGCCCCAACCGTTGCTACGATCTGGACTGACTCGCCCGTCGCGCAATAGTGAGGTGTAGATGTTACCACGGTAACTACGTTAGATGCTACCGCAATTGTAGAGATTACTGAGTGAGGTCCATCTCCTGGGTAACCAGAACCGATGATGACGTGAGCGCCGGACGCAGTCTGCATGTGCTGAAGACCCTTGTTGTCCATAAACATCTGGTTGTTGCTGGTCATTAAGACAAATGCGTCACGTGTAAGGTGTACTACACCGTGCTCTCCAGCAGGTGACATCTCGCCAACGTAGTGTTCTAGAAGAGCAAGTCCACGACGGGGAGAAACCTTTGCGCCATTACCGATTACGGTAACACTAGGCATAGTTAAGAACGGGTTAGCTAATCCCTGTGCTAGGGCAATCTCACCGTTCCATAATTCATATTCAAGTGCCTTTTGAGACACGCCTTCAAGCTGCTTGAGAACACGAGCAAATCGGTCCTCTCCAGCGAGGCTAAATGTTGAGCGCTGATCCTCTACCTCAATAAAGATAGGCTTGAGTTCGCGATAAAGCTTTGAGTTTGGGTTACTTGATACAACGTAGCTTGTTGTAGATGTTTCATCCCAGCCGCGGACGTAGTTTGGCTCAGTGACATACTCCTGAGAGAAACCGCGTGTCCACTGGTCTTCGTTTGAATGATCTTTAGACAAAGATGGCTTAGCTACAGCGAAGAGACCAAACTCAATTGGTTCAATATCAGCTGCTGGAAGGATACCTTTAAAGGCTGCCATATTCTCTGTTCCTAATCCTAATCTTTAATTAGTGGCTCGTATCGGGGGAGCCCGTAAACAGGCTCCCCCTCAACGACTGTACTATTTGTACGGCTTAGTACTCGATTGCCGCAGCAGTAGCGCCACCTGTTGTATCGCGGAGAGCAGCAGCTACACCGTTAACAGAGATGGTTGATGTGATCTTAAGAGATTCAACACCGACGAATGCAAGACCTTCGAATGTTTCAACGAACATCTTGTAATCGTTTGTGCCAACGAGTGTGGAGTCACGGATGATACCGAGATCAAGTGTGCCACCATCAAGGAACAAGAATGAGCCTTCTGCGAAGAGGTACCAGACGAATGAATCTGGGAACTCTAGGAGAGCAGCTGCACTCTGTGTGCCAAACACTGTTGCATCGAATGATGCTGTTAGGTTTACGTTACGTGAAGCAACGTAGCCATCGATCTCACCATATGCAGACATGGCGTTGTCGCCAGGCATTGATAGTGTAAGATCTGCAGCCATTGCGTCCTTAACCCAACCAGGAATGATTGCGCGAAGTGGCGCATCAACTTCCATACGGTGGCGTGAACGGTAAGCAGCAGCAGCGCGGCCGATCTGGACTAGGAAGTCGCGACCGAAACCGATAAGGCTTGTTGTTGTTACAGCTGTTGAAGCTGTACCAATCTGTGTCATAAGGTTCTGCTCAGCTTCGCGTGCGTGCTGAATAAGACCAAGCTCGTTGTGGCGAGCGATCAACTCAGGATATGCACGTGTTGCAAGGTTACCAAACTGTAGCTGCAATGTGACAGCGTCAGTTGCAACAGTCTGCTCTGCAGCAGCTGCAACTGTTAGGCTTGCCTTTGTAGCTGAGCTAGGTGTGATATCAGTAGCATTTGTCCATACATCAACAGCGTTAGCGTATGAGCTAAGTACTGGAGGTGTTACGAAACGAATACCGCCACGATCAGCAGCAAACTTAGCAAGTGAATCACGTACTGGACGTGATGTTGAACCAATACCGAAGATGTCGTAACGAACTTCGTATGGAGCAACGTGGCCACCAGAAGCAGTAATTGCCTCAGGTGATGTTAATGCTTGGATCTTAGCCCAGTTGGACTCAGCATCCTGTGTAAGTGTGCGCTCTTCTGGGAATGATGTGTGAAGAGAAGCAACGATGTGCTGCTCGCCATCTCCACCATTTACACGGCGTAGACCATGTAGACGCTTTGAGAATGCCTCTGCGACGTCTGACATGTTGTTCATTTCACTGCCTGCTGTGTAGCCAGGAATATCAGCGCCCGCGGTAATTGCCACGGATGCGACTGATGTCTCTGTTACTGGGCGACGGTCAGCTGGAGCTTCGAAAGATGCTCCTTCATTTGATGCGGCGGCGGTCACTGTTGCCTCCTGCTCCTTCTGCTCTTCTTGAGCAACTTGGGTTGTTTCTTCAGTTGATGCCTCTGCAGCAACTGGTGCCTCAACTACTGCTTCAGCAACAACTTCCGTTGATGCCTCTGCTGCAGGTGTAGCGTCCGCAACTGCCTCAGCAGGTGCAGCTTCTGTAACTTCTGGTGCAGCGGCTTCTGCAGGTGCAGCAGCCTCTGTTGTTTCTGTTGTTTCTTCAGTTGACAATTCAGATCCTTCTTCCGTAGCAGTTGACGCGGTGGTCATTGGCTTTTTAGCAGCAGGTGCTGCAGGCACAGCTGGAGCTTCCTCATCGGGTGTTGGCTCTTTCGCTTCCTCTTCAGGAGTCTCTTTAGCTTCTTCCTCTGGGGCACCTTCAGCTGGTGTTTCTTCATCAGCCTTTGTGGCGTCTTCTTGTGCAGCATTAACTCGGCTTGCGGCTTCAGCGGCGCGTGACGCAAGTTCTTCAACTGCGGCCTCACGGCGCTTAACCTCAGCACGAACTGTGTCAAGCATGTCAGCAAGTGACGTCATCGCGTCGACTGTCTGCGGAGTAGGATCTTCCTTTTCAACCGTCTCGAATTCGCCGACGATAGCAGTCTGCAACTCGTTGATATCTGCATCATTGAGCTCAGTTAGCTGGTCTAGCATTTGTTTGATACGGTCCACTGTCCCTCCTCCGGGCCAGTCAGGATGAACGGGATTCGTTCATCTCGTTGATCAGTCCAAGGCCGAGGGACTCCGAAACGCAAATAACTGCGGAGAGGCACTCTACCTGAATTGAATAATACATTATATTTTAAGTCAGTATTCGAAGAAGCTTGCTCATTTCAGAGGATATTTGGCTCTGGTTGAACATAATGCTTCCAGACATAAAGTCGCGGACGCCCTTTGTGGCAACTTCCCCGTCCTTTTGTCCGATGTGCTTATTGACTCTATCAATCATCTCTCTCACGAGGTTTTGAGTCTCTAGAGGTAGATCACTGAATCTCATAACTTTAGTCTGGTCACCGAAGTTTAGCGGTAGGTTGGCAATAACTGAACCTAGCTCCTTGGCTGCAGATCTAACTGAGTCAAGTGCCTTAGGATCAAGAGCGTGTGAGTCAATTCGATCTACAACTTCTAGAAGTTCGTTTCCAGCCTTAGCCGCATCATCGAGGCGACCATCTTCATTTGCTTGTTTAGTTTCTGCGATCTTATCCGCTATGTCCTTTGGAGCTCCATCTGGTCCGAAGCTATCTCCTAGACGTGCAAGAACATCACTAAACTTACCTTTTTCATCACGCGGTTGAGTCTCAGCGTTGTACTTTGGCTGTACAGGCTGGTCTTTAACCTCAACCGCTGATGGTTTTCCCAAGTCCACCGGCGTTTCAATGATAGGTGCGTCAGCAAATTCTTGAACAGACGCAGCCTTCCAGTTTTCAGGAATCAATGTTTCCTTGCCTAATGCCTTGGCTCGTTTACGAATGTGGGCTCGTACCTTTGCACGATCACCTTTTGTAGAACGACCATACGCATGAATGGCATTTTTTAGATCCTTTTCATTACGAATTGGATATGAACCATCAGGAAGAGCTTCGCCAGACTTAGCTAGCTTCTCTCTTGCCTTGTCTGAGACTACGGTTAGCTCTGTTAGCTGTGAGCCATCAACTGATAAGCCAGCCGATGCGCTAATTGCCGCTAAACGCTCTCTTAGGTTCTTTACCGTGAACTCTAGGTTTCCTGCCGCTGTCTTCCAGTCCTCTGGAACAAGGTCAGCTTCTCCTAGTTGACGGGCACGCTTAACGATGTGGCTCTTAACCATGTCCTGGCGTCCAGGGTGCGCACGTCCAACAGTGTGAATGGCGTTCTTTAGATCTTCTGAGTTACGGATAGGGAACGAACCGTCTGGAAGGGCTTGACCTTTTCCAGCAAGTACCTTACGTTCACGATACGAAACGTAGGTAAAGTCTCCCATGTCAACGGGCTCGTCCTTCACGCGTGTAGCGAGTTCAGCCATACGTGCGCCAAGCTCTAATTTCTTTTGTTCTCTAACTGGCGCGAAGCGGGCGCGAATAGCATCAGCCTTAGCAGAAAGTTCTGCTAGTTCCAACTGCTCCAGTTTTTCAATGCGGGAGGCAAGTTCTGCTACCGGGTCTGACTTCATCTTTGCAAGTACACTTGCGCCTGCTGCAACCAACGCCATTACCTGGCCGGATGCGACACGTGCTCGTGCTATTGGGAATCCAGGTACGTTAACCTGGCAAACCGCAACCAGCTCAAGGCTGCCTTTGATAGGGCGCCAATCGCCGGAAGGGGCAGACGCGCGTAGAGCGCGGATCTGCTCGGGGGTTGCGCTAGGGCGAAGTGCGCCCGCGACCCAGATGCCGTGGGCATCTTCTCCTGCATGGACATCTGCTACTGCCGAGGCTGTGTCGTCGTAATGACGAGCAGCTGCCTGAGCGCTTGCCTCTAATGAAGCGTGACCACCTGCCAACGTTAGTTGGCCAACAGGTGCGTCAATACCTGCGTCGGTGCGAACTACACCTGTGTGGAAATATGCGTACTTACTTTTACTCCGTGGTGGACGGGTACCAAATGACATTCCAATATGATCTACATGCCAAGCGGCGATGTGACCAAATACGCGACCCTCATCAGTAACTGTGAGTGGTGTCGCCTTTTGGAGCTTTGGATCCGTGAACCAGTCTGAAGGTGGAACTACAGGAATCGCGCCGGCGACAAAACCACAAGCAACGAGCGTGGCAGCCTCCGATGGATCCATATCTTCCACATAGACTCCGTCTGGTAGCACAGTAGTGGCCTCCTGATTGCTAGTATCGTTGTTATCCTCATTTAGGATAATCCTGCATTCTTGGAAGGCAGGCTTTGGTACAATGGTAACTCCCATGACGCGTGCCTTCGTGATATTTAGTCGGCTATTACCAACCTTATTTTCTTCTCCTAGAGTTTCAGTTGAAGCTTCTTCCTCTGCCTCAAACTTATCCATATCCGCGGAGACGCCTCGGATAAACCCGTTACGTACTAAACGCTCAGCTTCCTGACCGTATACGCCTGTATCGAAAACGCCTGTGGCATTTCCAATTCCTTCGTCTGTTCTTTCCATGTGGTCGATGCGACCAACTACGACTGAACCGGAGTGGCCGTCAGCTGTTTTAATCTGCCACATCAAAGGAAGTGGTAGATCACGCATCTCAATTGCACCCTTTTGGAAGCGACGTCCGTCACCGGAGTCCTTGTCCTCAGGAATTACTAGTGGAATGGTAAAACCTGCACCGTCTCCCAAGGGAGCCGTAGGAAGTTCACCACTTGCTATAACGTTCATGCGGTTTCTCGCGTCTCTTGCCTTAGCATTTAGATAGGAGTTTTCTAGGAACTTGTCAAGTGAAACAAGTTCGGTGTTAAAGTTACCGTGATGCTGGGACTTCTTACCTTCCTCGGCAAGATGCTTGCTATCGCCTGTCCACATGCCCGTTGCCTCATGATGACGCAACGCACAGTAGCCTTTAGCCCGTGGACCCATGTACTTCATCAAGTGATGATAACAACGTGTCCAATCGCCTGGTGTGTTCCAGCGGATCTTTGCCGCACCCTTACCGTATAACCAGTAACGGCGAAGCTTTTCAGCGTTACCACGATTACGGTCAAGTCCACCTTCAAACGCAGCGGTTACCGCATACGCGTTTGGATCCTGGTCGTCCTCGGCGTTAGGGCTCTCATCGGTGAGCATGTCTACAAGAAGGAAGATGATGTTATCGTCAGGTGTCCACGTTGAATCAAAGTGTGGGTCGTTCTCCCGTGAAATCTGCTCTAGTGGCATTTCCAAATCGTCATGTGGAATATCAGTCGCAGGGTTCATCTCAGGTTGCTTAACAAGATGTGGATAGTCAAACTGGTCAAGACTTGAGTTATGCTTGCCACGATCTAGCTTTGCGTGTTGAGCAGTCCACATGCCTGTTGCCTCATGATGGCGAAGTTGGCAATATCCTTTAGCGCGAGGTCCAAGGTACTTCATAAGGTGACGAACGCAACGCTTCCAGTCACCTGGTGTTCCCCAGCGAATCTTTAGTGCGCCCTTACCGTGTGTCCAATAGCGACGAAGAGTTTCTGCGTTTCCACGATTCCGATCTAGTCCGCCTGCTGCCATAAGTGCAGCTTGCATGATGTCCTGGCGAGGACCCCACAGTGCGGTAAGAACGTGATCTGCAGTGTAGAGAGAAGCCGTAACGCCATCAACCTGTGTTAACACGCTGCCAAGTGTAGCGCTATCAAGAGGAACAATTGGAGGAGGAGTTGCAGAGTTAAGATCTGCAAGAATTCCTTCATCACGAATCCACTTTCCGTTGACTCTCTTATAGGTCATCGGAGTGTTTGACTTAGAGCTTCCAGGAACGACGCTAACAAGTTCAAGAACCGCGCGGGGATCATCTGGAGAAACAATGGCTGCGTAGATAGGTTGAACGTCAGTCGTGTCTGGAGTTAACTCTGTTCCAACCTCGGCCTTTGGCTTTGGAGTTTCCTCTTCCTTTACGTCTCCTGCGGAGGTAACTGCATATGGAGTACTAGTACTTACCGCAGACGCTGGTCCTTGAATTGGCTGATACCAAACGCGATTAGGCGTAAGTGTTCCTCCTGCTGGAGTGGTAACTGTCTTATTAAGCCACGCCGCAAGAAGAGGATGTTGGTAAGCGTCAACGGCAAGGTTCTTGCCGGTCATCTTTTCCATTTCCTTTTGATACTTAGCGTCCTGTGCGTGTGCAGCATCTACTGGATTTACAGCGCTAGGACTTGCTGTAGGTGCAGGCGCAGCAGGCACCTTAGGTTGTCCTGCAAGGAAAGCATCTCGTTGTTCTTTTACCCATGCAGGGAAGTTGCTAAGAATACTTTGTAGATCCTGTGACGTCATCTGTGGAAGAGTTCCAGGGATCTGTGCAGTTGGAGAGTCAATCGGTGTGCGCGGTTGACCTAAAATTCCATTGGTGTCAATTGGAGGAGTCTCGGCTGTTGTTGAGCCAGCAACATCGTTTAGATACGCGCCAACACCTTGAGTTGTATTAGCTGGAACCTCAACGGTTTTACCACTATCAAGTTTAATAGTTAAGTTTTTTGTATCTGGGTTGATGGCAGTTACGCTTCCAACGCCGTTCTGTGTGTCTCCGCCGATAACAACGCGAGCACCTTGAGCTGCAAACTTTCCACCGGCGTCACGCACCTGTGAACTAGCGTTCTTTGAGCGTTCCTCGGGAGTATAAACCTTATCAGTTGGAACTACGGGAGCTCCAACTGCTGTGATTGCAAAGTCAACCATGTCCCAGTCAATATCTGGGAGAGCCTGTGAAACAAGCATTGCCTCATCAGCGTCGATGTCATCGACTGAAACTAATGTAAAAGGATTTTGCTGTAGGCGTGCTGATATGATAACAGCTGAATCAGCGTCTACGACTATCCAATCCTTTTGGCACGTGTCATACGGGTCATCTAGTGCCTTGTCATACGTCCAGATGTCACCATCAACGTGTCCAAGGTCATCCCAGTTCGCGTCGTCCCAAACGTAAACCTGCCCATCAAGATCAATCTTATAAAGACGATCCATACCTGAACCGTCAAGACGAACGCGAGTCATGAACGTAGGACCGATCATAGGACCTAGTTTATACGCGTCCTTAAATGCATTGGTGTCTGCGTCATAGCTGACTGCGCGAGCATACTCGCTATAGTCTGGAACGTAGCCAGGAAGAGTGTAACCGTCAGCGGTTACCGCTTTCTTGTTTTCTCTTTCAACGATTGCTTGCGCCCAGCGCCAGCCTGCGTCTCCGCCCCAGAGAGCCCACGCAATACGCCCATTAGAAGGAAAGTTCGGTTCACCTGGCTCAAAGCCCTTTGCCTTCTTATCGACTTCATGACGAGGAAAATACTTAGCAATATGACGAATAACACGTAGACCAACTTGTCCTCCATTGGATAGAGTGCGAGCCGTGTTAAGACCTACTGGAGTTCCTCCACGGTGATGTTCCTTATGCCACGCTAAAGCACGCTTAGCTTCATTCTGAACACCTTTAGGAATGGTGTACATGCGACCAGCGGAGGCAACAACTGTAATTTCTAGTGAGGTTAGCGCACCTGCCGCAAGATCAGTTACTGAACTTGAGAATTCTTCATCTGAAGGTACCCAGTGATACGACGACGCCAGTTTACGTGCGTCATCTACTTGGACGACAAGGTTGAGATTCTTGTCAATAACTACACCCTTGTTATTCTCTGAAAAGAACACTAGCGAGTTAGACGTACCAACAGCTTTTGGCATTACTGCTGCTCCTCTGATGCTTGGCTATCGTCTGTAATTGGTCCACCTACTACCCACGCGTCACATGTACGTGACGATGCGCACTTAAAGTCAAATGCCTCACAGTACCCAAGCTCTGCAGTGTCAATCGCGTCCCATGCATTTTGTGCGCCAGAGTCACCGGCGGCAAGACCGCCTTCGATACAGTCAAGCATCTTCTTAGTACGAATAAACATTACACAGTTTCCACACACGCTCTTACGAGCGTCATCAGACGCTACTCCCCAGCGGTCTGCCTTCTTCTGCCAAAAATCGTCGTTAGGCTCTTTTGGATTCAGCGGACCATATCCACCTTTGTCGATAGCGTGCTGGCGATTAGCAAGATTAGCGGCAATGTCCTGAGTAGCAACTGGGCATGAGTCAGCTGTATCAGCACCAGCCGCAGTTACGGGTCCAAGGTTAAAAGGCACTTCATACTTTGCAAGATCATCAGTAAGAATAGGCTCGTTATTTGCCTGTGCCATATCAAAGATCTTTGTAAACTTAGGGTCGATCTCGTTAACCTCAAGATCGTCAAGGGAGTCATCACCTTCGGCAAGCTTGTGCCAGTTCTTGTTGTCACGGATGTAAAGACCAGAATCATTTGAGTACACTAGGTACTTGACTTGATTAGTATCTGTGTCTACCGCAGCGTATAGGTTCTCATCGTCTGCTGGTGCGTCGGGAGAAAACGCTGTTTCAACTTCAGTCATTAACCGTTCCTCCAGTGCCTGCGCAGGGACGTTTGTGTGCAGCTGTGAAGCCCACAAACCGTCTGTATCAACGAATGCTCTTACTGTATAGATTTTACCGTAACTTGAGAATGTTATGTCTCCTCTTTGGGCATTTAGATGCACATCCTGGGCTCTAACAAGAGGGTAATAGCGATTTCCGTTTATTGAGTATACAACAGCATTTGGCGCGTCATCTAGAGTTTCTACGCCCATTCCATAGACTGGCATAAACATGGGTGCGTCTACGTCGTCCTTAAAAGATAGCACCGCTGGTCCTTGCAGGTAGATGCCCTTGTCCTGCAGTTCTTGAGTTGTAAACGTTAGTTGTCGACTGTCCATTTGTCCTTATGCCTTCTTTCCTACTACGATAACTTGGTCAAGTGGACGTCCACCCAACGTGGTAATTCCCATAGCGGTGAGCTTTGTAATCACTGCGTCACGTATATCTGAGCGCATGACAACTACGTCAAGATCTTCCCAGGCAATACGGTGCTTAAACATAACCTCGTAGGCTCCAACCTTAGCAGCAGAGATAACATCCTTATTCGGTGTTCGTTTTCCATAGGCGTCGTGTTGGTTGGCGTAGAAGTCAAGACGCTCGTAAAGTTTTAGAGGATCAAAGTATAAGGCAGGAGCAGACCCCGACACTCCGTACTCCTTGGCAGACGCATTTGCAACAGGCTTAGTAAAGACGTAGTCTGCACCGCCCGTTGGAACGTCAGACTGACTAGACATGCCGTTGGTGCCAATTCCCTCGCTCCATCGGGTTGTAGTAGACAGTAGTCCACCCTGAGGAGTTGAGAATAGAGCTACAAGCCAGTTAACTTCCTTATCTTGATATGTAGCACCTGGAGTTTCTCCTGTGTACATACTTAGATTGTGTTGGATAGCCGCAGGTTTACCTGTTGCCTCCCAGATTTTTTGCGCACCTTCTGGTGAAAGACGAAGTTCAACACGTCCACTTGCACCAGGTACTACCTGAACGTCCTCTGGTGTAATCCCCCACTTGTCCTTAATACGCGCAAGACTTTGCTCTCTTAGGTTGCCCTTAGGGTTTGTGTTGGCATCTGTCTTTGCGTCAAAGATACTCATTAGACGGTTTTCAATAAGAACTTGAATGTCAGCCTGCGTAGCAGGGCGATTAGCTGTAACGCCTGCAAGAGAAAGAGCCTCGGCAATTTGGTCAGGTGTTGCCGTTGCAGGAGCTTGGATATTTACAGTGTTGTGAAAAGCTCTTGGAGCCTTTTCATAATAATTACTTGAAAACTTATTCGTAGCGTCCTTATTAGCACGGTTAATACGAATTGTTATTCCATCCTTAGTGCGAACTACCCATGTTAGACCACTGTTACTTGTATGGCCAGCCTTTTCTGGGTTAATCTGTCCGACTCCATCAGAACCAACGTCAATTCGTAGAATCTTAAACTGTTCAGACATTACGCCGTTCTTTTCATTTTCTTCCTTAGAGTTCTTTAGGAAGCTAGCTATAAGATCGTTTGCTGCCCAGCTAGTTAACTTAAACTTATATAGGAAACCGTCAACGCCCTCTGCGTCCTTAACGTGCATTACACGAAGGTCAAGATCCTCTATCGAGTCGCTATCAACTACAGCAGATGCACCTTTTATACCATTTGCTTTTTCTGATGTATCAGTAACCTTGGAAACTGCATCAGCTAAAGAAGGAATGTTATTAAAATCAGACTTAGACCAGTCAGACGGCTCTGACACGATGATTGGCGCAACACCTGCTCCTGTTGCCTTCTTACTTCCCTTTGTCTTAGATAACTTAGGAAGACCATCGTTGTTTACAGCGCCGGTAGCAGAGACAGTTTTTGCGCTTCTCCAACCTTTACTTCCGTCTTCAAATTGAACAAGTGCATAGTTCTCGGCATTAACCTTTATGATAGTTCCCTTTGCACCTTTCTTATCTGTAATCTCAATTCCTTGATAGACCTCATTACCACTTGCATCGGTAATGGTCATCGTTCCTTCAGGAGCTGCAGGAATTCCTTCAGGAGGAGTTTCAATATCTGGTGTTAAAGCTTTTTGCAAATCTGCAGAGCTAGCGACTGCGTCTTCCTTGCTTGTCCAATCGACTCCACCTTCAGCAGATATCTCGGCAATTTGCTTGTCGCCAGGTTCCCATGAACCTTTGTAAACACTGATGCCCTCTGTCTTTTGGCCAGGTCCTTGGTTTGGACCAAAGAATGTAAAGCCGTCTTTTTGATAATAGTTATCATTACCCATGATGCCAGATATAAGATTCGCAATATCTGCTTCTCGAACTGTGTCTAGTGTTTCACTCGACGCTTGAGGCTCCTCAGGGGCAGCAGGCTCAGTTTTAGATTCAGGTTGCGCTGGAGCTTCCGGTGCTATGTCTTTGGGAGCAGCCGGCGCAGGAGTTTCCTCAGGCGCCGTTGGAGCTTTTGGGACTGGTGATACTTCTTCTCCACCACCGCCAGGCAGCGATGATAGCTGCTTGGTAGATTTAACCTTAGGCTTAGTTTCTCCGTCACCTTGAACGTAGACGTAGCTGGCGTTTCCGTTATCAAATTTAACAACAGTGCCGACGTCACCTGTCTTGTTATGCTTTACCTTCATGCCAACAGTAATGTTAACACCATCAGAAGTGGTGTAGACCTTTTCACCTGTTGTCTCAGGTGTCGGTGTTGACACGGTGTCTGAGATTGTGTTTGGCTCTTCAATCTTTGCGTTATCTACTATCGTAGACGTGTCCTCGGCAAGAAGTCCATAACGATCTAAGATGTCGTAGCGACGAGCCTCAAGAGTTGTTGTTAGATTAGAAGCAGTCTCTGGATCAGAGATAACAGAGTGAACAAGCGTGCCGATCTCTTCATTCGAGATGTTAAGAAGTCTACGCGCAGATTCCTTCTGCTGTTCCTCGGTCATTGAGCCAAAGATAGCTGACGATTGAGGATTCATCTTAGAGTCACGAAGAGTATCTAGCTCAGTAACCTTGTCACCAAATAGTTTTCCTTTAGGCGCACCCATAGCACGGAAGAGAAGCGCTCCACCTGGGTCTACACGGACAGGGTCTCCGTTTTCGTCAGTAACTACGTTATCAAACGCTAACCCTGCCACGTCCCAGTTGGCAAGCCAGGCGTCAACAGCAAAGCCGTCCTGTAACTTAGCAAGATATTCCTTGTCCTTAAGCTTAGACTGCAGATCTTCCTGAGCGCCAGGAACCATTGGAGAGTAAACCTTTAGTGCGCCGTCTTCACCTGAGCCCATGTACATCTCTGCGGCAGGAACGTCAAGTGCACGATACAACGCAGACGCAAGCACCTCGTTTTGTGCGTGCAGCTCAGACTTAGGCGTCTTGATGTACGCTTGATTTCCTTCAGGGTCCTCGTAGGTTCCACCTTCGTTAGATCCCTTTTGACCGCCAACCTTCTTGTAAGGTGCTAGGTCATACTCAGCTGCAATCTCGTTTGCAAGATCTGTGACTGGGCTGTCAGAGAGACTATCTGCTACTGGAGGATTTTCATCGGCAACGGCGTGAGCTCCGGGCTCGGTGTTTGCAATGTCATCTAAGATTTCATTAGTGTCAACGCCTTGAATCTGAAGAGCGTCACGGATTGCCTCAATGGGGATAGACGACGTGTGCTCTTCATCAAATTTTAGCTGCGCTGTGCCAGATCCGTCCTCGATACCTGCACGGAAAACTTCTACTAGATCTTCTGACGCATAGTCACGCGCAATAGACAGTGGATCATCTGTGACAACGTCACCCTCTGCGTTTGCCGGCAAGTACTTATCAGGGTCAGGAACATGATAGCCTTCAGGAAGTTCTACTGCCTTATTTTGTAGTAAGAACTTATCAGAGTTACTACGATACGCGTTTAGAACAGCGTCGCGTTGCGAAAGCTTTTCAAGGGTAACGCCGTATACGGTCTTGCCGTTCTTTTCCTCTGTAACCTTTACCTTTGTTACGGTGTAGTCTCCCCAGACAACGTGCTCACGCTCGTCTTCGTACATGCTCGTGTTTGTTGCATCAAACGCTGTAGCTTGTCCTGGTTTTACTTGAATTATGACTGAAGCCTTATCACTATCTGCGTTCCAGTTGCGAGAGTATTTCTCAGCTTGAATTCTGTCGTCTGAGAACGAGCGTGGGTCGATTGAAACAAATCCGCCTTGAGTAGTGTACGACTCTAGTGACTCGGAGTCAACGTTAAGTTCAATTCCTCTGTACAAGGTTTTCTGGTTATCAGTACCTAGATAGTTCATAAGCTTAAAGTAGGAACCTGCCAGCGAGTCAGGAGAGTTAATATCTTCCTTCCCCTGAGCTACGTAGAGCTTAGACGCAATTAGCTCGTCAAACGTTCCCCATTTTTTAACAAAGGCAACAACGTCTTCATCCGATGAGGTTCCGTTGTGCTTTCTGATGGCCATGTCAATAGCATATCCAAAATCGCTGTCACCATCGTTAAAGTCTGCTGTGCCTCCGTCAAGTGCAGTAAGAAGTCCCCACATCGCACGGAATGCCTGCTGGTCATCAGGGTTATCAGAGAATGCCTTGTCAATGTGATCAGTCAGTAATGACTTATATCCTTCGTAGTTTCCAGCTTCATTTATAGCCTTAAGACTGTCTCCTACGCTTGTAAGACTCTTGTTCTGTTCATCTCCAGAGTCCTTAGCGTCACTCATCATGGCAACGCTGGTTATCGCAACCGACGGAGTTGCTAGCTTAGAGTGAAGCTCTAGGATCCCCTTATCAACTGAAAGATCATCAAATAGTACAGAAGGCGATTGAGCGTTTATTTGCTCTTGCTTGTTGTCACCCTTAAGTGCAGACGTGTTCTTGTTTTCACCGAGCGCTGAATCATAGATCTCCGCGACAAGACGATCTGCGTCAACGCCTTTTTCCTTTAGCGCCTCGTAGATTGCCTCGGCAGGAACGTATTCTTCTCCAGCCTTAAAGTCAAGTGCGCCTGCACCGCTTGCTACGTTTTTAATCTCTACAGGTTTTGGCTTAGGGCCAGGCTTAGACTTCTTTGCTGGAGCTTCTTCATCGTCCTCGCCGATGGTGTCAAGCTCTTGCTTGAACATCGCTGCAAAATCCTTTTTACCGATTAGCGCCTCGGTAAGCGCACCTGCTAGTTCATCCTGCGTAAACTTATTAGCGATAACCTTTGGATCATCTGTAAAGTCAGAGCTGTCCTCATCTACACGTCCCTGTGGTTCATACTCATACTTTGTTTGAAGCTTATACGCGTTATTAGGGACTGTCCAATCAGTGAATGACTTGTCTGCACTTGTAGCAGGTTCCTCGGTAGGCGCTGTTGGAGTAGCAGGCTCCTCTGGAAGAGTTGCAATTGGTTCTTTCTCTTTAGGAGGATTATTCTTGTTCTCCGGCATAAGATTAAACGTCGCTGAGTTAATCGCGTATAGACGATTTTCTTGTTCCTTTTCAGCCTTACTTGGGAAATCAGGCATTGGTCCCATGTTAGACTTGTCTTCAGAGTCTGCAGCGTACTTTGGATAGTTATCCTTTAGATACTGTCTAACTTCCTCACGGGTTGCTCCGGAGTCAATAAGCTTTGCAATGTCTTCATTATTAAAGTCGTATTGGTCAGCGTATGCTGCTAATGTTTTCTTAGTTGATTCGCGACGCTTAAGCATCTCCTTGTTGTACGCGTCAGGAATGGCAGCTTCAACTTCGTCCCATGACTTATAGACATTTCCATCAAAACTAATACTGCCATCATCACTAAGTTTTGCTGGCAGACTAACAGGGGGTTCATCACTGACGCGCTTGTTATACTCTACAAAATGATGCTTGTCCTTGGCAAGGTCGTTATGCAGACTTGCGTAAAGAAGATCCTTAGATGAACCGGTCCATCCTTCTGGCAGATCGTTGCCATTAACATCTTTATTTGTAGCATGATTTTCATTTATCTCTGCTATAACCTTTTTGTTACTTTCACGCTGAGCCTGCTTTGCTTCAACGGCAGCTTTTTCTTTATCACCTTGAGTCTTGATAAGTGCCTGCTGCTCATCGTGAGCCTTTTGGTACTCAGGCATAGCCTTATCAAACTTGTCTTGATCCTTTTCAGCGTAGTCTTGAGTATCTGACCAGGTCTGCATGATGCTTACGACTGCGTCTTTCTTTCCTGTAAACGGGTTCATACGAGAAAGAATATAGGTTGGAGACTTTCCATTAAGCTTAGGAGCGGTAGCCTTTTCTGCAGGAGTTGTAGCCTCACCTACAGCTTGCCCGTCGATGTTTTTAACTACCGGACTTGAATCCTTAAGGTCTGGGTCTGAAGTTGAATACTTAGTGTTTTGCTTAAATGCGTTGTTAATGCCCTTGCCTGCAGACTTGTTTCCAGGGTTATAAACCTCTACGATGTAGTTATCATCAGACTTAAATATCTTGTCTGGTCCAGTATCTTGTCCGGTGTTATCCTCAACAAGATCCCATCCGTCTGGAGAATTTTTAGGTTTTAGATCTGAGAACTCTACTGCCTTAACGCCAGATGGAAGTTGAACGTTTGACTCGTGATCCTTAACTGCGCCTGATGGAAGAATTGCCTTAATGGCCTCTGTCTTGCTTGTAGGGATATCATATAGTCCGTCAGGAATTCCTTCAACTCCATGAAGCTCGACGGTATAGTCTCCGGGGTTTGATGAGTTGCCAGAAAATCTTCCAACGACGCTGTGAATTGCGCCATCAAGCATACGCATGAAGAACTGTAGTCCTCCGCCTTCCTCAGCAAATCGGCCTTTACGGTCACGACGCTGTAGACGAGCGCGAAGAGAACGAGACGCGGAGTCGTTTCCAGCAGCGATGAGAGCTGAAACAGAGGTGTCAACGCGAAGTTCCTGTGGGATAAGTCCAGCGGTTAAGGCTTGAACACGAGAGAAAGCATGAAGACGCTCTACTGAGTATAAAGGCTGAGAATAAGCAGACGCAACAAGTTCCTTTACTGATTCATCAATGCGAGGATCCGCTGCGACCCAGCGCGCCTGTGCTTCACGCATTGAGAAGTTCGTCATGAAGTGTGAGCGCGATGAAAGCGGGTGACCTACAGGAAGAAGATCAGTGTGCTCGTTCTTGCCGTTGATGTGCTCACCATTATGAGCTAGAGAAAGAAATGACGCAACCTCGCGGTACGCTGAGAAAAATCGTGTTTCATTTGAGAGAGAAGCTGTCTTGTTGAGAGAACGTGACGCGACTGTAAACGCGGACTTAATTGAAACCTGGCGTTCAACGCCAACCTTGGCGTTTTCAGACTCGACGAGGGACGTAATTGACGCGCGAAGACTCTGTGAACTCTTAGGTTTTATCCTTGGAGATATCGCCTCTCGTTCCTGCGCTGCAACTAGTCTGCTTATAAGTGAGTCCACGTGAGTGTCCTATCGTAGATTCTTTGGAAGAAGGTCTGAGTCTTTACTTTTATCTAAGGCGGAAGCTAGAACGGCCGCGCGGTCAAACGGAGACTCGTTGTCGCGTACTCCACGCATCCACGCTGCACGTAGTGCAGGAATTCCTTCATAGCTTAACGTTGAAAGCTCTGCCATAGCGACTAGTGCATGCTCCGGAGATTCGTAGTCTTCCTCAGATAGAAGTTCAGCAAAGATATCATTGTCTTCACTGTTAAACTCTACAGAGGCACTTGCCTTAGATGATTTTGGATGTCCGTGAGGCAGTAGATCGTTATCCTGCACATAGTTAGAGTTAGCAGGACGCCCTGTGCGAAGGAGACGTAGAAATGCATTAACGCGAGCCATTGCCCACTGATTGCGATCTGTTCCTAGTCGATGAGAACTAGAGTACGCACCTGCACCACGACGGTACACGGCCTTAAGCATTCCAAGAGTTGCCTTGCGCCCGTCGGACGCCTTGGCATTATGCTCTTGAACTTTGTTCTTAAGGGTAGCGGTTACCTCAGCGCTAAAGTTAATCTTGTTTTTAGCGCTGGATGCAGGACGTACACCAGTCGAGGTCATCTTTAATTATTTCTCGTCGTCAGAGTTTCCGTCAAGACCGAGAGTTGAGCGAAGCTGCCATTGCCACTTCTGATGCATTTCAATGCGCGCAGCAAGGAAGTTACAAGCACCTTGCTGGTTGATAGCGTTACACGCATCAAACGCAGCCATAAGGTCAGCGATGGTTACCTTGTTAATTGCATAAAGGTTCTTTGATAGACTGATCGGGTCAAACGCGTCACCCTCTGTGTCAGGAACGTTTGTTGCGTCAGCGATGTCTGAAAGATTCATTGGAGCATCAAAGCCAAACTTACGAACGATCTCTGCAAGATCATCAACTGACTCAAAAACGTCTTGATAGATATCACCAAAGAACTCGTGGAACTGGGCAAAGTCTTCACCGCGAACGTTCCAGTGTGAGCCGTGCGCCTCAAAGTACATGGTAAAGGCATCTGCCATTGCAACGTAGACTGCCTTTGCAGCTGAAGGTTTATCAGTGGCGGGCATCATCATTCCTGTTTCTTCAGTAGCTTCTGGCATCATGATGATGTCGTCGCCACCCATATCGTCTTGCATATCCATTGGACTTGACATTATTATTTCTCCTTAGTTATTTCTGAAACTGGCTCAGCGATAGGCGCTGGAGTTTCTTCTGCCGGTGCAGTTGTTGTTGGGGTTTCTTCAGCGGGAGCTGGAGTTGCCTCAGGTGTTGGTGCTGTGTCTGCTGAAGGACCCTTAAGCAAACGCTCCATCTCAGGAGAGATTGGAGCTACTGAGGCAGCCTGTTGTGCCATGCGGGTTGCATGCATAACATCTGGCGCAACTGCACCAAGCATTGACTCAGTAAGATCAGGTGAGATAGCGCCCTTCTCAATGAGAAGACGAAGTGCTAGCTCTGTAGGTGATGGAGCGTCAGCCTCGGAGAATCCGTGAGCGCGACGCCATGAATCGAACGATACTGCCATACGGTCAAAGCCAGAGTCAGCGTCAGCTGCACGGTCATTACGTGTTGCAACCTGTGATGCATCAAACCAAATTGTGATGCGCTCAACGTCAACTGGGTTGAATCCGTTAGCAAGAAGATAAGGGCGTAGATAAACTACTGTAATTGAATCACAGATAAGAAGAAGTAGTGGCTCAATGTGTGCCTTGTATAGAGCTTCATCAATCTGCAGCGCGTTCGAGTACTTAACGTTAGCAAGACCCGTTACTACATCCTTAGGAACATCTAGGCCCTGAAGGATACGTTCAAGTACGCGATCTGCACGTTGTGCAAGCGCAGGGTCAAACGAACGTTCAAACTTAAATTGTTTGATCTTGTCGCCAAGCTCTGCAGGTCCACGAATAACAAGAGGTACGACAGCGGATGCGGATTCCTCGTCGCGAATTGGAGTTGTCATTGCATCGATGAGTTGATCCTCAAACTCGTCGGCTGACTCCTCGGGAGTAATGCCTTCGTTTGTTAGATCTGCGTCATCACCATATGGATAATCTGGATCTGGAGAGGCAGCAACAGAAAGTCCGTCTGGCAAGTACAGTGCACCCGCGTTTAGACGCGAGCGTGCAGTTGCACGGAACGTTCTGTTGAGGAGAAGTAGCTCTGCGCAAAGATCAAGAAGTCCACGTAACGAAGAGTCAGACTCTTCAGAGTAGCGTGGGTGCGATTTCCAGATGCGACCAATGAATGCATTTGGAGGAAGAGGAATTGATCCGTTCTTCTGACCCGAGCCTGCTTGATATTCACGACGTGGGTTAATAACAAAAGCGCCCTTGGCGTTGATCTGTAACTCATCTACTGAGCGAATATCCCAGGACTCTGGAATGTTATGTCCGATACGCTCCGGAACTTGAATTAGATAACACTCGCCCGCAACGCAAAGGTTAAGAGCTGCATCGCGAAGAAGACCAGCCTGTCCGCCGTATGCGGAGTCAAGACGTGTTAGTGCACGCTCTGCGGCGGACGCAAGACGTGCGTCAACCGTGTCAGAGTTACGAATAGGGACTGGTGTCTCCGCTGGATCTTGAACAACCGCAGCGTAGAGACGAATACGAGATACAACAGATGCAACTAGGTTAAACGCGTACTTGATCTCACCTATCGCGTCGTAGTACTCCCAAGCTTCAGCTTGCCATGAAGATGAAGATGAGATACGGCGTTGACGGAAGCGTTCAGCTTCACCTTTGTCGTTAAGGTTTAACTGAACTGCCGCAGCGGTTAAGCCACGTGGGTAATTGTAGACAACTGGGTCTGGAGAAGAATAATTTAAGATGCTTGTTACGTTAGCTGAGGAAGAGCGTGTTGCTGCAGCTCTGCGCTGGGCACGGTTCTGTGGTCGATTGTTGTTGTCTCGACTGAATACGGCCAATTTAAGCTCCTCGTCCTTGTTTAACGGAATGGCTAGACACTATCTGTCCATCCATGCAGCTATGATACCAACAACCGCGGAGATCGCCAAGATGGCCGAAACCGCTATCGTTTGTATTGGTACTATAATATAGGCAATTACAAATAATGATGAGAACCAAAAGCCCATGCACCAGTAACAGGTGATGATGTATCCGATGGTTTTATCATACGGGAAGTACCTCCAGACGAGGTCGCGAAACTTATCAGATACCGTGTCCTCGATAACTAGTCGTGACAGACGGTAGGTTGCTAGGGTAAGCAGTATCAGGTGCGTCATTGAGATGTGTATCATTCTTGTGGGTCCTTTTCTGAGTATACATGGCGGTATGGATTCCAGCTTCTTAGCCGAGATCCGCAACCGCAGTTGGCGTCATACTTGTAGGCAATCATCTTCCCGTTCTCGGTTATCACGTATGAGTCCTCGTTACGGTCGTTTGATTTGTGAAACTCGGCGTAGGCTTCACTAAAGATTATCCTTGGCCCATCGCTGTGATCTACGGCTACGATAATCCGGGTGTCGGATACAACAACCCTGGTCTTTGTAACTCCATAGGCACCTTCACTGATAGGCGATGATGTCATCATCTGCACCTTCTCATACGTACCCTCAGGAGCAACCGCAACGAACGCGGGAAACAGATCGTGTACAACCTTCATTATCGTCCTAACCTTCTAGCCATAGCACGGTAGGTAACTACTGCCGCTGCCGCAAGTTCTCGAACTGTCACGTTTTTAGCGTAAAGGTCAAGACAGATCTGACCAAGCTCAGCGTTTGCGATTGCAGCTGGCGAGTTGTCAAGCATTCCGGAGCGGTAGCGACGCGCTAGAGGAGATAGTTCCTTTATACGTGCTAGTTGATCTATAGGTATACCAGGACTCTTTGGCTTACGAGGTACGTAGCCTTTTGGTTGAATCTTGATCTTAGGTTTTACAACGGGGGCAAGCAACGGAGAGTAGTTATGCTCACGTACAACCCACGAACGAACCGTTGAGCGGGGACGTGGAGGACTGAATGCGTTGCCGATGGCCTGTAAGGTCCAGCCTTCGTTATAGAGATCTCTAATGCGCGTGTATAGCGAGTCCTCGGTTAGTGAAGATAGAAGACTTATTTCAGAGATAGGAAGTGGCTGCTTACGAGCGAAGCGGCGCTTGGTTTCCATAAGGTACACCATAACATGATGTGTACAACTTTTATGCTTTAGCGAACCTTAAATACCGTAGAACGAAGAGAGGGGATGCGCCGATTTGAGTGAGACTTGGCGGTGATGTGTCCACCAACAAATCCTGCAGGAGGTTTGATGAGGAGCGCGGTTAGCGCGTGAACTAAAGCGTCAACGCGGTCAGGAGACTTACCTTCACCTGGAATCCAGCTCATCATTTGAGATTCAAGATCAGCTAGGTAGCCGATGTGGTGAACACGTCCTTGCTCGTATGCAAGGGTGATAGGCTCCGCACGTAATTGCTTTCCAACCTTAGAGTGAACCTCTAAAACCTTTACGCTTGGGTCAATCGTGTTAATTGCATTGCGAACGAGCGCACCGCCTTGGTTTACCTCGGCAATAACTGGGCAACCCCACTTGCGTGCCATCTCGACAACGCGGTTAGCCCAAACGTCTGGGGAGCCAAGAATTGATGCGTCCTCAAGTACCCAGGACTGCCTCTTGTAAAGATCTCGCTCGCCGGTTGATGCAACAACAACGATACCGCACTCGTCTCGTGGATTTTCAGCGACCGATGGGTCAACGCCGATGCAGCGTAGAGGTGTTCCTCCAGGAAGAGCGCCCTGGCGATTTCGTTCAATAAGTTCCTCGGTCCAGAGAGCGCCTTCAACCTGATCTAGCATCTCGCCGTAAAGTTCCTGCTGCGCTAGGCGCGTTCCCTCGTAGACGCCCTTGATTGCGTCAAGGTACGCGGCTGAGAGGTTTCCGGAGTTGTCCATAGTTGAACCACGGGTAATGATTACCTTGCCGGTCTTTTCAGCCTCGGCCATAAGCGCGTAGAGAAGAGGAACTCTCTTAGGAGTCGTCGTAACCACGATCTTTGGGTTAAGTCCAAGACGAGTACCAACACGTAGGTTATCAAACGCTGTCATACCTGCCGCGTCGGGAGTCTGCCTCCAGGCGGCAACCTCGTCACCCCAGGCGTGCGTGAATTGAGGACCACGGAGTGAATCAGGTTCATCCGCGGTAAAACATGTGGCGGTGTTTCCGTTAGGCCAGGTTAGTCTTCGCTTTGACGGTTCGTATAGTGGGCGCTCGCTTGGAGGCGTCACGTTAATAATTCCGGACTCACCTTCAACGATAACGTCACGAACGTCAGCTGCGGTACGAGCAACGAGCGCAAAGCGTCTCTGTCCGGTGTTCGTGTACTTCGCAGTCTCGCGAACCCACTCAGCTGCCGTGCGTGTTTTACCAGCACCGCGACCGGCGATGTACGCCCAGATATTCCAGTCATCAGGCGTAGGAGCCTGTTGTTCAGGACGTCCCCACAGCGACCAGTCAAATAGAATTTGGTCTGGATCCATACCTTCAAGTACGGCTGCACGTTCCTCGTCACTGAGAAGCGCGAGTTGCTCCATGATGCTCTTTGCCATGAATAAATTATTCCTTATTTAGTGGAAAGCGATTTTCCTCAAAGATGGGAGTGTAGGCGCGAGATGCTCCGCCGCCTGGCTTGTATCCGTAGCGTGCAAGTCTAAAACGAAGAGCGCCGTGCGTAACACCTAGACGCTTAGCAAGACGGTACAGGGTTACGTTTTCAACGGTGTGAGCGTAGTGAAGTAGATACGTATACTCCTCAGCCTCCTTGCGAAATGACTTGCCGTATGAGCGAACCTGTTGAGCTAGAGGTTGAAGCTCTAGTAGACGTGTAAGAGTCTCGGGGGTTGGCTCGATGAACTCGCGCTTAGGTTTAGCACCTTCAACGAGTGGAGGCTCGGGAATATCAAATCCTGCACCTGCAACTCTGAGCGCCTCGGTAAACTTAGTGGCATTACAGATCTGGCGAATTCTCTCACGGGAAAGGCCAACCATCTGTCCGATGGAATCAAGTGTCCAACCTCTTTCACGGAGGGCCTTGATGTATGCGTCGCGGTCTTCGTCATCCTTCAGCGCGGTGAAAGTTTCACGCACGGAGTCAGGAAGTACATGATGAATCTTCTTATATTTTGCCATGTGAATATTATATCACGTTATCGTCATATACGTGACTCGATATGATAAGGTATTCACATGACTGACTATCCAAACTGGTTTGAGACCTCAAACGCCAAGACTCCATTTGTTCTCTACATGGAGGAGTTCTACGGCAAGCCTGACCTAAACTTTTTGCAGATCGGCGCGTACTGTGGTCACGCGTCAACGTGGCTATTGGCAAACGTGTTGAACGAGAAGGGCTCCGTATTACACGACGTGGATACGTGGGAAGGCTCAAACGAACCTGGCCACGACGGAATGGATTTCAGCGAGGTAGAGAAGATCTACGACAGCAACATGAATCTCTTCACAAACGTAAACAAGTACAAGATGACAAGCACGGAGTACTTGCTGAGCGCTCGCGATGAGCGATTTGACTTTATCTACATTGATGGCGCCCACAGCGCAGAGCAGGTGATGGAGGACGCAACACTAAGTTGGCCACTCCTCAAGAGTGGTGGCATCATCGCGTTTGACGATTATCAATGGCCAAGTCCCGATGGAAACGAAATGAACTCGCCTAAACCTGCGGTTGACTTCTTTCTTCGGTTGCATAAGCATGAAGTTGATGTCCTGCACAATGCGTGGCAGGTTTGGCTTCGTAAACACTAACTGCGCTCTAATTTAAGTGTACAGAAGGATAAAAGTAGTACATTAAGGCTAATTGCCTTGGACGTGAGAGTGAGAGGTAGTATATTGGAGACACTCTTCAAAACGTCTCCAACCTTTTTTAGCCTTCAGGTGGCATTTGTTTTTCTCCCAGATTCTTGAGCGTGAAGGCAGGCATGCCTTGCCACTGTGCCTACATAAAAAATAGTCTTTAGGACAGCCCCCTAGAAATACAGGTAAACATTCCTACAGGTAACCTTTGGGTACCTTTGGTTACCTTTGGATACCTTTTAGGAAGCCTACAGGCTGGCTAGCCTATGGGTCAGGCTAGGCTTGGACAAGTTACCTATAGGCAACCTAGCATCTAAGTAGAAGTAGAGCTGGGTAGCATCGAGCTAGCTGGGCTGGATCTTCCTAGTGGAAGTTGGGTTGGGATGCCCCTGAGCTAGCCTGTCCTTGAGTAGCTCCTGGGTTTCTGGGAACTCCAGGGAATGTGCCTATGGGTTGTTATAAAAATGTTATGGCCAAGAAAGGGCGTATTTGGAGTATGCCTGTTATAATTATTACAAGCCTAGGAACCTAGGTACTTGATTGGAGAATCAAATGGTTGTAATACAGAAGGACTATGGGTACGGCGTCAAGGTTACTACCAAGACCCAGGATGGAAAGAACCCAGAGTCTGCCGCAGTTAAGTTTGATGGAAACAGGAGCCGCACCTTTCTAGGTCAGGGTGCTAGTGAGTACGCCCTAGAGTTTGTGAATGAACTCATCGGTGAGTATCGCCGCAAGGAAGCTCACGCACTGACCAAGGTGTTTGGCCTCATGAAGTTCTAACCCGCAGGTATAAAAAGGAAGGGACCCACCGCAAGGTGAGTCCCTTTCTTTATGTTTGGTACTAGAGCTCTACGACCACATTAGGGTCGCCCGCAAATAGGCTGGAGAATGTTTGTTCGTCCATTAGCCCATCGCCTTCAATGCCCTTATCCTTTTGGAATGACGCCACCGCATTGAGGGTAAGGTCACCGTAGAATCCGTCGATGTCGCCATCAGCCTCAGGGTAGCCAAGCTCAGCAAGGCGACGTTGTAGGTGATGAACCGTAAGGCTCTTTTGGCTGTGCATGTTTTTGTACACGCAGGCGCTAAGCTTTACCGTATCGACGTCATTACCAGAAACCACGATTGGCTCTGGCTCTGGGACGTAGGTGTAGGTTGGGGCAGGAGCTGAGACTTCCTCAACTACCGCAATAGATTCCTCAGCCGCAGCTGGCTCGTGCCAGTCTGCCGCAGGGATCTCTTCAGCTAAAGCTGTCTCCAGCTCTAGGTCATCTTCGTTATGTGCCATAAAATAAATTCCTCTGTTAGTAAGGTCCAGGTCCTGGATACATTTTAAGCCACTTGGTTACCGTTGTGCCGCGTTCACGATACGCGTTCTTACCGATACCCCAGGCTCCAAAGTCTGTTCCACGAGACATGAAGTATGCAGCCTCCGCATTGCGGACGGGGTCATACAGGTCGTTGTTCGTCGACATGAGGAACTTGTTACGACGATCTCGTCCCATAGTATCCAGCATGTTGATCTGAAATAACCCGTATGAGTTATCACCTGTTCGTTTGTTCATGTTGTGAGACAGTGGGTGTGCGTTGCTCTCGCGCATAACGATTGCATAGGCGATCTTCAAGTTGTTACCCTCGAAGCCAACTGCCGCTAACATGTCAACCAACTGGTGTGGTGTCAGCTGCTCCTTGTACCCTCTAAACTTATCAAGGATGTGATCCTTGTGAAGCATGACGGTCTTCAAAGAAACTGTCTTTGTCAATGGTGTCAATGGTGTCACTTCTGTCATTGGTGTCATTGGTACTACTTGTACTGCTGTTAAGGCATTTGCCTTAGTTACATTGTCGTGCGCGGTTACAAGTGTTGCAACCGTTACTAACGCTACCGCGTAAGCTACTGACGTCAAAGCTACTTTCTTTTCTGAAAGTCTCATCGCTAGTTCGCCTCCTTGATGTAGGGGACAGGGTCAACAGTTCAGCTAAGTGCCTTACTGTGTTCTTCGCTTGCGTCGTCCCACTCAGCGTCGTAGCCAATTGCGTTGCCACGGGCACCGCTATCCTCTACGTCGTGCATGATAGACCACACGCTTCCCAACGTGTGCGCGAAGCTTTTCCCTCGGGTTACAGCTACCTGTGATTTGTAGTTGCTGTAGTCGAGGAAATCTATTGAGTCAGAAACCCACTTACCGAACATGTCCTTCGTTGCGACAACACGGTATGGGTAATCTGCGTTTGGTGTGTTCATGATGTCCGTGTCGCATAGGCTAGCCAACGGCATTAGCGATTCACGGTCGCGTGCGCGAACCATCAGAGTATCTTTTAGTCCCGCATGTTGAACGGCACTGACAAATCCTGTTTCAGTAAATAACCACATAGGTGGTACCTCGTCTCTTCGTCATGGGCTTAATAATAACATCAAGTCCTGTTTTATGGAAACCAATAGACATAAATGTCAAATGGTGATTCATCTTGATAGTCTAGCCGTTAGGCTAGATCTACTCCCTCAGGCAAGCTATCAACCGCGTCAACCGATACGGTAAATAACTCTTCCTTTAGGGATTTAGCTATAAGTCGGGCACTGTCTGGTTTGACATAGCCTTCATACGCTAAGTTACCTTTATCGTCCTTTGCGACGATGTGGTAGGCAATTGGATCTGCCATCTTGCCCTCCTTTCCTATGGGTAAAATTGTATCACCCGTAGATCTATCGGCCGAACTTCTTCCGGCACTCTGGTCCAAGTTGTAGCTCACGGCTGGTTGGATCTGTTAGTTCAGCTCCGCAGCTACCACAGCAGCTGTAAACCGTACCGAAAAGCTTGGCGTACTTGTATGGATCCTTAGCCACGATGTTAACTAATGTTAACGCATCCTCGTTAGCCAGTCTCCAACGGGTAAACCCACCGAGAGCACCCGTAAGGCGCTTCATGTAGAGTCGACCCATGTATTCGCGTATCTCCACGAACATCATGTCACCTGAAAGCTTGGTGCTAGTCAGGCTAATGTCAATTTCTTCATTAGGAATTGCGTACTTAGATTTAGGAGCTTTCAAAAGTGCTTCCTGAATCGAGCCGCTTACCACAATTTTTGTGGTAGCCTTTGGTAGCTTGAGCAGCATGTCAATAAGGGAAGACGCTGTCTTCTTGTCCATCGATAGCAGGGCTTGCTTCCAAGCTAGCCGTGCACCCTCCTCCAGCTCCCGTTCCTCGAGTAAGCTGTTGATGAATCCCACCTGCTTCTCCGATGGGCCAAACAATGTCGCTGTCGTCATTGGGTTCTCCTCCCCGTAGTTGATAGGCTAATTATATCAGGTAGGGGGAGGAGAACTCCAAACGTTACGCCCTTTGGGCCAGGAGACCCATAGTTACGCCTGCCAAGGCAAGAGTTAGTGCCTCTATCGGCCTCTCAGGGCGTGTGAAGGCCAGGATAAGCGCGAGCAGGGTAAATACCGTAGCACCTACGGCTGGCCACACCAAATCGCGTAGGCGTGAGAATAGATCTGGCATGTTAACCTACTTTACCGGGCGTGTTCGGCCCTTGAGGCGGGTTGAGGCATCACGAATGGTTGTTCCTGATGCGTCAATGAGCTTGCGAGCCTTACCGTAGGTAACGCCTAGTTCCTTAGCTACTTCGACGACTGGCATACCCTTTGCGTATAGCTGGGCAGCAGCTTGTGGTGTTACATCTGTCATGCTGTTTCCTTTCGTCATTTCGGCTGGCGGTTCTTCCGCAAGCCAGGCACGAGACCTCACGATGAGATCCCTTGCCTCGTTGAGTAACTGCAGCTGCGAGCTACCCAAAGTTATCGACATGTTGAACAGTAGTTTCCAACACGTATGTTTTTCATTGCGATGTCATAGACCTTGCCGCAATGATGACACGCTACCTTTATCAAGTCTCCGCGTTTAGGCTCACGCTTCTTAAGCTTAGGAATGTTTGGTAATGGAATCCTTATGGTGATAATCATTTTGTTTCATCGCCTCCTGGAGCTGTAGCCTTGAACGCACGGTACGTAGCCGTATCAGCTGGGAGAAATCCATCGTCCGCGTGACATGAGAAACAGAGATACTCGTTGCGTCGATGCGACGGGTCACGAACTACCTTGTCATGTTTTCCGCATCGGTCGCAGATCGGGTCCTTTGGTTTAGTGCGAGCCCACTCGCGATAGCAGTAGGCACAGATCAAGTTATCAGCCGCGTTGTAGATAAGAACGTTGTCTTCGTTGCACGTTACACATGTACCGTAGACATAGAGCTTGTCACGCTGTATGGTTCCTTGTGTCATAATTAGATCCTAATCCTTTTACCTGAACTTGTAAACTAGTCTACTTGACTTTCTAGAACACGCATTTTTCGTGGTCCGTATTGTGAGGTAGGTAGTCCAATGTTAATAGATACCTGACAGTCGATGTAGTCGGTGTGTCGAGCTGAGATCCTGAGGTTACCCTTAGCCTTTAGTCCAAGGTTCACGAACTCGATGTCCTGTGGGTTGTAGATGTAGTGACCGCAGGAGATGCAGACCTCAAACGTGTTGTCGTCTCTGCGACGAGGCACGCGCTCGTCCTTTGCTATGAACTTCATCGCTTGTCCTTAGGCTTTACCACGCCGAGGATTGGCTGGATCTTAATAATTGACTTTCGGTACTGGTAGTACTTGTATCCAACGATGGAGGCAAGTGCCAGTGCCGCTACTACTAGGTGACCCCAGGTGAGGTCGAAGCTGACATGTATCATTTGGTTCCTCTCAATGAACGCTCTGCGATTTCATCTAACGATGCTGCAAGTAAAAGGGCTGGGAAGCAGCCAACGATTGCTGATAGAACTGCTGCCGCTAAGCTAAGCCAGCGCGGTCCTGCTAGAAAAATCATTGCTGAGATGAAGAGCCATGAGGCTGCAAGTACTTTCATTCCCGCTGCGTAGCGGCGGAATCGGTAGACCTTGTCTGTCTTGTATGTAATCTTCATGTTAGTCCTTTCGTCATTCACCGTGGGGTTTCGGTGATAGGTTAATTATAACAGGTAAATCAGGCAGATGCTAGCAACTGAAGGGTTTCAGTTTCATTTAATTTTCGATAGTCTACCTTCGTGTAGGTATGAATCTGTTCAGTGACCTCGAGCTTGTTGATGGCTCCAGTAGTTCCTGTGACCAGTTGCTTCACGAACTCGGCTGAGTCAACGTGATACCCATAGGTGGTTCCGTTAACCGTGATTGCTACTCCGTATGATTTCATTTATTTCCTTTCGTCGTTTTGGGTGGGGGAAGGCGGGGAGCCGAAGCTCCCCACCCTTTTACTAATCTTCGTCTTCTTGCTCTTCGTGGTTCAAGAAGTCTTCAATCGCTCCTTGGACCGCGTCACCGACCATCTCTGAAAGTCGGTCGAGCTGCTCATCGGTAAAGGTTACCTTTGGCTCATCGTCATTCATGTAGTTGGCCATTTCCTCAATCATGTCAACTGTTAGTACTGACTCAACTACCTTGTAGTCTTTGCTGTATGCCATTTTCGGATCTCCAATTCCCACGGCGTTTCCGTGTATAGGTTAATTATAACAGGTAGGTGTCTAGAACCTGACTAGCTCTTAGTTCCCCAGGTCACCAGGGTGATGACCTTGTCCGCAAGAAAGTTGCTACGGCGATAAGCTTCAGCCCAAGATTCGGCCTCAGCTTCTGAACGGCAGTACTGGTAGACGGTTTCCCCGCTACTCAAGGTGTAGTAATACTTAGTTTGGTTTCCTGGTACATTTTTCATTTGGATCTCCAATCCGTTAGCGTATAAGCTAATTATAACAGGTAGGTTAGGACCTAGGCTTGCGCTCTGGACTTCGCCTGGAGATTTCACAGGTATCTGGTTTTATACCTTGAGACTTTAGCCAAGCCTTCGCCGCATCCTCGTTCATGAACTGCCCTACCCAGCTTCCGCTGGGGAGGAACACGTTCACAAGCTGATACAGCGTGTTGGTTTCCTTAGTACTCATCGTCGCCAATGTGAATCGGGAACTTATTAGCAAATGAAACTACTGCTACCGTACCAATGGTGCATGCTGCAACTATAATTAGAATTAGAAACATATTACTCTCCTAGTCCGAACATCTCTGTCCAACATTTTGGGTGGTACCCAGTTTTTAATTGTTCACGCTTGGGTTTTGGCATCTCAGGGAATGCATCTTGAATGAGCATACCGCTTGTCCAAGCTTCGTAACCTCGAGCATCAACCTCAAGGGAGTCTGATAAACCGCACCATGAACATGGTGGAGTTTCTACAAGATAGATTTCATTTTCCAGAGCCATGATTATCCTTTCGTCGTTATAGGATAATTATAACAGGTACCCTACTCGTCTTTTAGCTGAGCTAGGACCGTGAACGGTCCACCTGAGCCGGAGTCTAGTTTAGCTCCAATGGCTAGGGATTCCTTTACTATTTCTTTAGCCGTATCAACGGTGAGCTTTCCCTTAGCTGGAAGATACGCATAGAGAGCTCCAATGGCGTAGTCACCACCAGTTCCCATACCGTATAGACCAGTCGCATCTTTAACCCAGGCGTAATCCTCGCCGAGCTCGTAGATAGTTCCATTGACAACAACAAGAATCATTGAACCTTGTGATGCAGCTTCTTTTGTTTCTGGTCCAAGAGTTCTATCCGCGTATCCGTGGTCCTCGAAACATTTACGAAGAGCTGGCACGAAATCATTTGTAATGAATGCGTCGAGTTCACGACCGTATAAACCACTTGCGTCTGGTGGTGTGAACGTGTGTTCAAGAATGTTTATTGCACGCATGTCGCCTGCAGCACCAAATAAGTATTCGTCGTTAGCTACAATTTTTCCGTAACCCTTTGACATCGTATAGATACGACCTTCATCGGTGATACGTGAATCTGAACCTACGACTGCCCAGCCTGGTCCCTGCACAGCAATTATTGTAGTCATTGGCGTCCTCTCAGCGGTAGGTTCATTCTATCCTATACCTACCGCCAGAGAACAGGGTCTTATTAGACTAAATCTACAATTGAGGTAGGTACCACAATCTCTGAGGAGACCACCTCACCGTTAGGAAGATACTTGGCAAATCGACCTACAGGTACGTCGAGTTTGACAACAATCTTCTTTTGGCGAATGCCAACAACCTTACCTGTATGTCCGATAACATACCGCGTGCCACAGGAATCATTGAAGCGAACTGAGTCGCCGATACCGAAGTCACGGGTGGTTTGGGTTGCGCGAACCTTCTTCATTCTTGCGTCTACTGCGTCCTTGACTTTAACCAGGTCCTTGTCTAGGATTCCTGAGTCTAGGGCCGCTTGAACTGCCTCTAGGGTCATGTCCATTTGGTGTCCTTTCGTCGTTTGGTAAGGCTAATTATATCAGGTAGGTTGCTTGAATCCTAGGTTGCTCAGGTGAGAATCATAGGTGTCCTTTGATTCTTTAAAGCACGGGTCACAGGTTACCTTACTCAAACTAAAGCTTTTGTTCTTTAACCGCAGGTGACAGCGGACACAGGTTATCATTAGTTATCTAAGTCTGAGTACTTGTATTGTGGGTACATTTTATAGAAGCCTTGCATGTCCCAGTTCATATCCGTATTGCAGATAGAACAGTTATTAGGATAGATGTCGTCAGGGTCACTCATGTCAAGTTTAACTAACTGAAGGCCGCACTCACCAAACCCAGCAGCAAGGTTCTCGAATATCGCATAGCGATTTTCCTCGGGGCTTTTACGAAACGCAATTGCCAGACGCTCCTCGCCAGTCAGTTCCTTCCAAGGGACTGCTGGACCACGGCACCACATAGATACCATAACCTTTTCAGTGCTCACCACAGTTCTCCTCTCAATGCGTGTTCGTATTGGTCACCGCGGTACGAGTTAGAACCAAAGGAGATGTCGCCCATAGCAAGCTTGTCCAAGTTAAAGACAGCGGTATGACCTTCGTTCTCAAACATGACAACAAGCATGTCGCCTTCACCTTCGTGTTTCACGATGGCAACTTGAAACGGTAGACCTGAAACGCCATTTCGATGAAAGTCAGAGTCGGTGACTGTTATGTTATCCATCGTAGCCATCATCCTCATACTCTCTTTCAAAGTCGGAGCTAAGACCACAGGTTGGGCACTTCCAAGTCCAAGACTCGAACACCACGTTCCAACTGTGAAACTCTTTTGTTAGAGTGATTTCTCGCTCTTCAACGATATCAAACTCAACGCACTCGTCGTTTTGGCATGAAGCCTCACGGTGGTCGATGTCCTCGCTTGAGTCGTAGCCAGCAATCTCAGGTTCGTTACCTGAGACTCCAGGAGGATAGTTGCTCGACATCTTAGGCAAGTCCTGCTCTAACAAGAACATCCTCGCGACTCTTTGGAGAAACTCCAAGAAGTTTGGCAACGAGTTCTACCGCGCGAAACTTACTTCCACCGATGTTCCAGTCAATTCGCTCGTTCATCGCTGGGGTTCCAAGTTCGTATCTCTTCCAGTCATAGATCTCTGCGTCTGTTCCATCCGCAAAGCGAATACACCAAGATACGGTGAGTTTTCCATCACCTGAGAAATCTACAACAGATGAGTCAAACGTTGGTTCTCCAAATACCTTTTCAATCTCTGCTCGGGTTACATCGAAGATGTATCCCATGAGGCTTCCGCCTGCAGTTGTGTCGTGTATGAAATCCATTTCCTTCTCCTATCGTTTCGTCGTTGGTATAATTATATCAGGTAGGTACTCTACCCTTTGTGCCAACAATCACAGCCACATCTCTTGGCACAATACTCGTGTTCACCTTCAACACAGTTATGGCACTTTGGCTTGACCACTGTTGTACCTTCAATTTTAGTTATTTTCATAGGATAATTATATCAGGTAGGTGTAGAGAAAGGTACCCTACTTGTGAGTAGGGTACCCTCAACTTCTATTTAGTCTTCTACTATTTCTTTTAGATTATCAAACCACTCATCAAAGATTTCTTGGTATTCATCTGACCATGTATCTATGTCTGTGGTGGTTATGGTTTCTTGACCATCAACATATTCATTATTTTCTATTGATAGTGAGTGGTACTTATTGTCTGAAGTCTTAAGAATGTATGAAGACCACTCGTCACTTGGGTCTACAACAACTGCTGCTACATTTGTAGGTATGATGTATGGTAGGTTTTGATCTTTTAATACATCTACTAGGTGTTCAACTGTTGATGAATACATTGGGTTTTGTAGGAGGTTACTAAAGAGACCTTCAATTTTGTTTGAGTTCATTTGGAATCCAATCTATCTTACTAACCCTTGTGGTTAATAAGATAATTATATCATATAGAACCCTAAAAATCAGGTAAATAGAGTAAAATAGAGTGGTCAGTTTTATGACTTGACCAGGTCATTTCTCAGGGGAGGATTGGAGTACTCACCCTGAGAAGCTTTTAGACCGCGTAGGCCAGTTCGTATCCCTTGTCCAGCTTTTCCTGAACCTTCATGAATGCGAGTTGACGAGCGTAGCTTTCTGAGTAAACGTTCTTTACCTCAGATTGACGGGTAGCTTTTTCAGCCATTCCCCAGCTTGTGCGAACGATGGTTCCGTCCACTGTAACTTCATAAACCTTCTTGCGTCCAGCGGCACCGCGGCCACCGTCCGATTCCTTCAACAAACACCATTTCTTTTGCATTTGCATTCCTTCCGTCGTTTCACCGGATATTCGGTGATGGGATAATTATATCAGGCAGGTTGGTTGAGAGCGCCCATAATGTCTTCCCTTGAGAAAACTTTTACACTTGATAAGGCACCGCGTTCAATTTCCTTTGAACCGTATGCCCAGCTCGTTGCGTCCCCAAAGAACGAGGCACTGTGGTCAGCACCAGGAGACCAGAGCTTCCTCGTGGTTAGCCGCGTATCAATTTCCCACACGTACACATAGTCATGGGGAACTAGGTTCACGATTGGACCGATCTCTGAATCCATCGTGCCGTGCACGTGGTCAAGGACGCGGAACCACATGAAGGTGAGAGCGTGGGCTACTGTTTCAGCCGCATAGATTTCTCCCCAGTTAGATTTCAATCCCTCTGCGTTTATGTCACCAAACACGCACTCAGGCGCACAGTGATAAAGATATCTTGGCATCTTGTTACTCATCTACTGCCTCCCGCATCGCGTTACGTTTCTTATCTCCTCGAGAACGATTTCTCTTGGTTCCTTTGTGTGCAAAGATCGAGACACGCTGGTTCAGCTTCGGGCCAGAGGTTCCTCTGATGAGCCGTAGCAGCGGGTTCTTGTTCTTGTTCATAAGCTAATTATAACAGGTGGGCCAAATGAAAAAGAGCTACCACTTCTCCTTGGTAGCTCTCTTCCTGGACTTTTACTTAGGCAGCTTTAGCTTTAACCTTTGTGAAAGTTTTCTTGCCGCGACGAATCGCAGACATAGTTTGTGATGCTTCCTTAGTCGAAGCAACCTGCATCTTCTCTCCTGTCGAGGTATTGAAGATAACATAGTGCGAGCGATCTGCCGCACGTAGTACAGCTAGCGTCTTACGCTTGCGGAAGTACGCTGGGGTGTAGCCGTTTGGAAGCTTTACGCCTTTAGGAAGCTCAGGAAGAGCTTCAGTGCGTTGATAAGGCTTCGCCCGAACGACTACCTTAGGGGTAGTGTTTTTAGTAGCCACAGGGTTACCTGTCCTTTCGTCTTTTAATGCACCGCAGGCGACTTGCTTGCGGACTGATCTATTATAACAAGGTTCTTCCTGAAAAGTACAATCAGGAGAAGTCTGCCGTAATAGCCAATGATAAATCTAAGAGCGCCGATCTCGCCGTCACTGTAGCGGCCCGTGGTCTCCATCATTCCTTCGTGTAGACTCATTAGTCGATTGCCGACTGGTCGCACGTAGGTAGAGCGTGGGTTCTCCAGTCAATGAGGATACGCTCTAGCACCTCTTTGTAGTCTGGCGGAAGAATCTTAATTGCGTTCTCAACCATGATGATGTCGATAAGTGTTCCCTGACTCGATTGAGCACAGTCAAGCAGCGTCATCGCGCACGTGTCGCAGTGATTGGTCATCAGCGGGTTCGCCTCTTCTTCAGGCGTGTCCGGACTGAACTCTTGCTCTGTCATATTTCCTCCCAGTATTTTGGATGTACGGAGTCGTAATCATACTCACCGTCTGGATACTTTGTAAAAAAGTCTGTAGGTCGACCAAGGCGAACCCACACCGTGATGCGCTTAGCCATCTCCACCCGTGAGTTGTCATTGGTCTCCATGATGATGTCAAAATCAGACTGTTCCCACCGATCGGTTTCAATCAGCTGGATGTTTGACGCGTCGCCAAAGTTGCCGTCCTCGGCAAAGTAATGTACCTGTGTCATGAGTTTACGTTCAAGAAGTTCGAGATGATTTCTTGAATCGCCTCCTCAATGTCATTGGACAGCTCGTTGATTTGGTCATTGGTAAATGATCTACGGTCTTCCTCTGAGCCACCGTAGGTCGTCATTTCCTCTAGCTCGTCGACCGTCAAGCTTGAGTTGATAATTTTGTAATCCTTTGAGTAAGGAGTGTCGGTAATCTGTATTGTCATTTCGGATCCCTTCGTCGTTGGGTTGATAGGCTAATTATAACAGGTGCCTTAGGCAGATTGGCGCTCCCAGACTGGACCCAGCCATAGGAAGCCTTCCTCATCGTGAATGGCGAGAGCTTGGAGAACAAGAGAGTCCTTGTTCCGTTTGGCGTGATGACCGCAGAATAAAAGCTGACCGTTGAGAAAAATTGCGCGAACCTTTGCCGCTGCACTACATGTGTCGCATCGGTCCTCAGCCGTCAAGGCTGGAACCTCAGGCTTGGTTTGTGTTTGCATCGATGTCCTCCCACTCCGTAATGAATCGTGCCTCAAAGTCTTCAATCGGACGCTTGAGTCCGAGGTGTGCCATCTGAAGGTATCTCTCAACGTCCGCACGCTTGCGTGCCCGAAACTTAGAGATACGTTCGCCCGTGTAGACGTCAACGATTTCCCAGACGCCCGCTGATGCGTTCTTCTTTCTAGTCGCCGACATAGATGTGAACCTCGCCCGCTCTTGCCGATGCTAGCTTTGCCGCTAGCTCTTGGAGCTGGGTAACCCATGCTTGTGACAGTGGGTGGTTGTATCCGTCATCGTCCGGAGCGCCGGTGACAACGATGTTGCCCATGATGACGTCCGTCATGCCGAATGCCTTCTCCCAAAGATGCGTGCCGATGATGTTTGGTTCCATACCGTTGATGAGCTTGCCCTCTTCGTTCACCCAGATGGTGAGGTCGTCCCGCAGGTCGACACATTGAATGAGTCCGCCAACCGCATCGCGCAGTTGCTCGTAGCTCTCAGTCTCGAGGTCAAGGACCTCGGTGGTGAAGTCGGTGTTGATGCGTAGTGCCGTCTTCACTCTGTCACCGCGAACTTATGAATGTTGCCGTCCGCATCCTCGCGAACGCCGGTGTAGATGATAACCTGTCCGTCGTTGTCCTGGTCAAGTACCGCGTTAGGGAGTACCTGTAGGATCTGTCCAACCATTTCATCGAATGTCATTTTGTTTCCTTCCGTCGTTGTTAGGATAATTATATCAGGTGGGTTTTACTGATCTCCTGTGCCATCCGCTTTAGCTCCTCGTCACTTGTCGGGTTTGCCGCAAGAACGGTAAGCGAGTGGACGAGCATCTTTAGCTCGTTCCCATCCAGTTCTATCACGTACTCATTAAGAAGTTTGTCGACCTGGTCTGCAAACTTCTCCGGGTTATCACGTGTAGCTCTAGCCAGTGTCACTAAAGCCACGGCGGCAGTGAAGCCTGCCGGGTGTTCGAGCTTTGTCATTACATCTCGCAATCGCATTTAGTAAGCCAGCATTGTGGGCAGGCTTGGACTTGTGGGGCAGGGGTTGTTTGCTTTCTTGCCTTGGTGAGCCCGTTGGCTCCAAGATAAGTTTGGACGGCATAGTAGGTACGCCCAAGAATAATTGCAATGTCGGTGACTGAAACGTTAGCCTCACGGAGATCTTTTAGCTTATTGATCTCTGTAATGGTCCACTCGTTTCCAGCGGACACTGCAGCAAGGAGGGTAAAGTTTTGGTACTGGTGCTGGTATTCATTATGCATATGGATCTCCAATCCGGTTCGTTAGGATAATTATATCAGGTGCCTATCCTACCTGGAGCAGGTCTCCACAGAGACCGCAGTAGTACGCATCGCCTAACCTGGAGTTCTCATCGAACTCGTGGACCATGTCGTCCTTTGGGTGTATGCACACTGGCTTGCCGTCATCATCGTTCACAAGTGTCGAGACACTGAAGTCAAGTTCGATACCGCGGTTGCGTTCCTGTGCATTGGGCAAGTCGGAGATGTTGATCTCGTCGTTCTCTGCCTGGCGCATGAGTTCTCGTGCGTGCGCGTCGCTGTCTGCCTCGAACCAGACCTGGTTCATTGAGACCTCGTTGAATCTAAACGTGTATGTTGCCATTCCGTATCCTTCCGTCGTTGTGTGTAGTGTGACTGGGTCTTTCGACCCAGTCACACCGTAGTGCACTTTTGGAACTCGAGCCACGTACTCCGACCTAAGCCTCACTTGCCGAACAAGAAGAGAGCGACTCTTCCGCTAACGTTCGGTAGACTGTTGACTAGGTCTGTGCCCTCCGCAACTGCGACCTGCGCCGCATACCCACCACGCCTCAAGGCGCTAGGGAACTCTTCATCCTGATTGCCCTTCTCCGGAGTACTCTGCCAGAAGCAGAACCGTTATGGTCGGTCAGGAATCCGTTCCTCCATATTTAGTTTGTTAGGATAATTATATCAGGTCGGCATACTATTGGAGTCGCCTGGAGTAATACGAAGCATGATGTTGCCGTTGTGTGCATGATACTGACTCAACACGTCGTAAAGAAGATTTGCGATGTCTGGCTTTAGCTCGTACTCCGCGGAGCCTTCATCACTGGTGTATAGGAACGTGTTGGCAGAGATTGGAAACTGCTGGCTGCCGCTTCGAATGAAGACAACACGCTCATCGTGCATTCGCTCATAGCCTTGTTCAAGGCCGTCAAGATTTATGTTCTGGTCTGACATGGGTGCCTTTCGGTTTGGTTGTGAGAAAACCCGCTGGGGTTACCAGCGGGTCTCTCTTGCAGACTCTTAGAGAGTCTTGATGAATGTGTAGGGTGTTGATACCAATGTTGCGTCGTAAGCTTCTGGGAAAGCAGACTGTAGAACCTTACGGTCAATCTTGGAATTTGATGAGTGAGCAAGCTTGAAGCGTTCCACTCCGCGGATTACTCCGACTTCAGCGTCTCCGAGAAGAACGCGAAGACGAGCTTCAGCTTCTTCCTTTTGAGTTTCAAGGGCCTTGATGGCTTCCTTTGCAGCGATGAACTTTGCCAAAGCCTTTTCAGCATCTGTAGCTGTAAGGTCAATGACGGGTGTTGCGATTGTTGCAGTCGTTGCAGTTGTTACTGTTGTGACTGCGGATGATGTCTTTGTAGACATTTGGTGTCCCTTCGTCATTTTCACCGGAACCGGTTGGTTTCGATGTTAGGATAATTATATCAGGTAGGGCCCGACAAGGGCGGGACAATCTGACGGAAGGTTACCGCCCCTGTCGGAGATTAGGTTTAGGCTGCCGTTCTAGCGGTAACCTTGGTTAGCGCCTGGGCTGCAGCCTTTCCGATTTCGGTGGCTGCCGTAGCAGGGTTCATGTCGCCCTCTAGGACGACACCATCGGTGTTCTGTAGAATATGGCGAGGTTGGTATGAGTGGTCGAATGGGAGCCACAGAACTGCAACGCCCATGTCGTGGCAACGCTTCATCCAATGCTTTGCCTTCTCTGTCTCCTCCGGAGTGTAGCACCCATCACTTACAACTACAAGTAAGCGAGCGCCGCGCCCATGCAAGAGATTTAGTGAACCGTCTAAAGCTTTGAACGCCTTGTTGAACTTTTCAGTTCCATCAGGTGCAGTGTAGACATTTACCTCAGGAAGGTGTTGCCCTGCCTTGAGTGTTGGGAATACATCTGAACCGTAGTACACCATCGCTGCGCGTCCTTGAACTCGACGAACCGCTTCACTCATAACCCAGGCAGTCACTGCCATTGGTTGCATAGCAGAACTCATTGAACCTGAGATGTCTACCATCACGCCAACAGTAAGTGTTGGGTCCTCGGTGTGCTTACGAACAGTGCGCTTCCAAGGTTCTGTGGTTGCCATCGCACCCTTTGCCTTTAGAGCAGCAGCTTGAACTGCAGCGCGGGTGTTCAACTTTCCTGGAGGAAGCATTGATGATACCTCGACTGCATCACGCTCACGATACTTTGCACGTTCTAGCATTGTTGCAACCTTTACGGCTGCCGCGCGCTCTGGTCCAGTTGGCATGCGCTTCTCTGAGAGACGTGAACCTGTCTTTGTAAAAGGTTGTGGGCCAGTGCCACGAGAGAATACATCGACTGCAGTGTCCTTGTGGTCCTTAGCTTCTTTTGATTCGCTAGCTTTTGTCTTAGCGATTTCCTGCCACTCTTCAGTTGTCTGTTGGTCATCAACATCTTCCTGTGCATTGATACCGCATACCTCGGCAGCATCTGCTAAAGCGTCAAGTAGATCTTCAATAAACTGTTGTCCTGCTTCATCAGGAGTTCCTCCCTCTGTTTCACCACGCTCTGTGGCAGCATCCTCAACAAGCTTTGCCCACTCCTTTGCAAGTTCATAGAGTGGCTCAGAGTTGTAGTGGATGTCGTGCATTTGGAAGCGACCCCACACTGAGCGAAGTTTGACAAGTAGGTCCTCGCCAATAAACTCCTCAAGTAGTTCTGCAAGTTCCTCAACGTCCTCACGCTCTAGAACGTCAGCGTCAAGGCGAGCAAGTGTAAGCGCAGCAAGATGCGCTGCCGCACGAGTAGATGAAAGTTCTTTTAAGTTTTCGCGGGCATCTGCAAGTACGATGTCAAGAGCACAGGAACGAAGGAACGCACGATTTTGTGGAGTCTCTGTGACGCCATGTGCTTCGATTCGTGATTCCTCAAGGATACTGATCGCGTGGAACTCAGCTTTGCTTAGCTCTGCGTTCGCTTTTGCAAGATCCCATCGTGAGTACTTGGCATGTAATGCCTCGTGGAAGATCGCACCTGAGGCGCGAGGAAAGTCGAATTGTGTTTCACGTAGTGTGATGTCGCCAATTTGTTCAGGGGTTACACCCTTTCCAAAAGCAATGTCAACGTTTACCTCAACCTCAGCAAGTGGTGGGTTGAAGCAGGCTGGTGCGTCTCCTCCAGCTCCGGGTCCAACGTAGGCAACGATGTCTGAGCGTCCTGCCCATTCGTTTACTAGTCGACCAAGCTGGGCTCCGGTGCGTAGCCACTCCGGTGGAGTTGCCGCAGCGCGGGTACCTTCGATCTTGATGTGAGCCATTTGGTTTCCTTCCGTCATTTGTACTGATGGGATAATTATATCAGGTGCCCCAGTTTGGAGGGTAGGCACCCATACCTACCCTCCAGGGCAGCCAAGGTCTAGCCCTAGATCTTGGCTGGTCGGCAGTCTTCGCCGAACGCCCTAGTGAACACGTCCGCAACGACGGGGCGGTCGAGTTCAGGCGACGCGGCGAGTAAGTTCGCGATTGCGAACTTGGTGCCGAAGTCTTTTGCAATGTCGCGGAAGGCAAGGAGCTCACGCATTTGTGGAGCCCATGAGGTTTCACCTGCCAGTTGCTTCTTTGCAAGATTTTGTGCAGCGGTAACGATTGTTGTTGGAGCACCAAGCTTACGAGCAAGTGTCCAGTCAGTGGTCATCTCTGCTTGAAGTACGAAGCGAGATAGAAGAGCTTCCGATAGTCGAACTCCGGGAGCGTTTGGGTTGGTTGCTGCAATTACGTAGAACCCATCTTTTGCTTTGACAGTTCCACGCTCTGGGTTTGCAGTGACTGTGTACTCCTTGGTTCCGTCCATCAGAGAGTAAGTTCCTGCTAGAACCTTTGGATCAACGAGACCGACCTCGTCGATGAAGAGTGGCTTACCTTCCTCGGCAGCACGAAGTAGTGGACCATCGACCCACTCGTATCCACCTGAAGGTGTTTGGATGTATCCGCCAATGAAGTCTGAAAGTTCAGTGTCTCCTGTACCGAGAACTGTTTCAACCTCATCGAGGAAGGCTGCTTGGACAAGTGCTGTCTTACCGCAACCGGGTGAACCGTAGATAAGAATTGGTTGGTTATTAGTGCGCGCCTTGCGAAGAACCTGCACGTCATCGTGCTCGCCCCACTTACGTGCAAAGTAGTACTCGCCATTTGGTCGAATGTACTTCTCTTCACCAAGCATTGCGTCAGCAGAGATCACAGGGACAACTTTCTTTGGAGCGGCAGTTCGGGCAGTTGCTCTTCCAGGTGCTGGCATGAGCGCATCAAGCTTCGAACCTAGTTCGGAGTTGACGCTCTGGGTTGTGACGCCTAGTAAGGCATCTGTCAATCCAGGGTACAACTTATCGTACTCTGAAGTTTCCATCATTACTTCCTTTCGTCGTTTGGCTGGGTGGCCGTAGGATAATTATATCAGGCGAATAGAGACTCGCCGAAGTTTAGAGCGCGGCGGCAACGAGTGATGCGACCGAGAATTTTGTAAGGAGTCTTACCTTGGCGGATATCTTGCATATCCTCAGGGGTTACCTCAACTGCAATTGGTTGCTTGTACAACGTGTAACCTTTTGCGATGAGCTGGTTGAACAGGTTGTTTGTAAATGAGATGCGATCTGGGAACGTAGCTTTTGCGTGGTCAGTTCCAAGTTGTAGAATTGCCCCAGATGATGAGTCAACTTCACTGATAGTACTTGAAGCGATTGCGCGCCATGATCTACGTGGTGTTGCCGCAGAGATACTTCTACGGTAGCATGTCATTGGCACTGTCTTACCTGCAATGGACGTTAGTCCCTCAGGGGTAATGATAACCTGAGTTGTTTGGGAACCGGACCTCAATTCGAGATACAGCGCCTTTCCGACAACTGATGTGTTTGTCATGGGTGTGTCCTTTCCGTCGTTTGGTGGTGCGTTGGGATAATTATATCAGGTCAGTCTTCAGAGTCAATAGGGTAAAGGTAATTGCCTAGGTCAATGTCAAGTCCTGTTTTGATTAGGACCTCACCGTTCTCGTAGACAACCTTTGCTGTGGGAAGTCTCTCCGCCATGTACTCGCGAAGATGATCAAGAGTTTCTACCTCGGCGATCTTCATGCGTTCACCGTAACGTAGACGTCCTTGCGACGAAGTGCCGCGGATGTTGTGACGAACCCTGGAGAGCATGGACACATTGAGCATCCTGCGTTTCGGTTCCAGCTTAGTTGAATGTCCTCATAGCCAAGTTCAGCTAGAGCTGCAGTCGCGTATGCGCGCCACACCTTGATTGGACGGTTGCGTCGATTTTGTAAGTTCTCAAGAATTGTTTCATCAGCGATTGAAACGTAGATGCGTCCTTTGTCCGCACGCTCGTTCCAGCTGCGTGTTCTTACTTGGGTGTTCAGGTTCATGGGCTTTTCCTTCCGTCGTTTGTTTGGTACTGGATAATTATATCAGGCTGGGCTTCTCCATAAGGTCGTTACC